CAGTATTTCCCGTAGAGCACATGGCGGTCGTTCGCGCCGATGGTTCCGCTCCAATCCGGGAAGGGAAAGAAGTCGAGGTTCAGCCGCATCGAGCGCGGGAAGATCGCCCGCTGCATTTTCTTTTCGACATACTGCCGCGCGGCGATGATGAGGCCGCCGATCACCGTGTCCTGCGAGGTGTCGCCGGAGTCGATGATGCACTGCAGCTTCGCCTGGGCGAGGGTCATCGGCTCCGCGATGGGCGCGGACATTTCTTTGTAGACGAGGGGCATGGTTTACCTGATGGCGCGTTCGCGGTTCTGAATTGGACGGTCCGCCTGTTCGCGGGGGACGCGGATCGGCGCCGGCTTGGGAGCCGGTGGGGTTGGAACTGGGGTTTGTGGCATGGGGCCTCTTCGGGGCCGGCGTTGAAGCCGGCCCCGTGGGGAGGAGGTTGAGGGATTGGTTACTTGCCTGTGAGTGTGATTACAGGATGGCTGCCTGCATCCGTGACAGCGCCGCCCACGCGGGCGAAGGCCACGAAGCCAGTCCGGTTCAGCTCGATCCAGCGGTCAACGCTCTTCTTGAGCATGATGCCGGGAAGCACTTCGCGGTAGGTGTAACCCTCTGAAAAGTTGCCGAACTGGATGTACGGGTTGCCCACGCCGATCGCGGGTTGGTAGGGGTTGATCTTCACCGGGAAGCCGAAGATCGTGCCCGCGAAGCCGGAGATTCCGCCGTCAAGGAAGGGCAGGAAGATGGGGCGCTGGTTGCCGTCCGTGATGTTCATGATCCCGTTGGCGAGGGTTGCATTGCTCATCAGCCACGAAGCGCCGATCGCGTATGCAGGGTCCAGGGTGGCCAGCATGCCAGTCAGATCGGCATATTTGGTCACGAGCGTGGTGGCACCGGTGATGCCCGCGGCGACGGCCGAGAGCGCGCCGACGTTCGACGTGTTGCCGTTGGTGATCCAGTTCGCGGCTGTGCGTTGATAGCGCGTCTGGGTCGCCTTCTCAACGAACCCGACCAGGTCGAACAGGACGTCGTTGAGCAGAGAGTTGTCGAGCAGGATCGGATTCGACCGGATGTCGTCAACCTGGATGGTGACGCCGGTGGCCGAGGGATCGGTGGTGGTGATGGGGGCCGAGTTGAGCACGAAGCCGTTAGCCAGATCCGAGAGGAGGGGAGCCTTGACCGCTTCGCCGGTGCTGGTACGGAACTTGTACACCAGGTCGTATACCGAGCCCGAAGACTTGAGGGCAATCTTCGGATCGGTGACGCCTACCGGAATCATGACAGAGCCATCGATGGCAATAGTCAGATCGCGGCGCTCGAATGTGGCTCCGGCTGCGTAGTTGCGGAGTGCCACCGCGGTTGCGGCGCGGCGCTCATCCATGGAGCGGGTCTCAGCTACGACGATGGCGCCATCGGCGATGGGCGCCTGGGCAACGCGGTTGGGTACGCTGCGGAGCTCGGCCGCGTCGGCTTCGAGCGAAACAGTGCGCTCGATGTCGGCCTTGATCACGTTGGCGTCGGCCAACATCTTGTCTACGGCGACCCGCTGCTCGGTCGTCACGTCTGCGCCGGCCATAATGGCGCGGGCGTCAGAGAGGAGTTTGTTGCGCTTTTCCTGCAATTCAAAAAGGGTCATGGTACTTCCTTGTGCTGCGAGATTTGATGCTTGCAGGACAGCGGCAGCGGCAGGCTGGGGCTTCTCAGCGGCATGACAGACGGGTGCGAGTGAACGCGGCCGGCAAGCGGCGCGCCCGTCATGCGTGATGCAAAAAGTGGTTTAACCGTGGTTGGGCATATGCTCCGCGGTCTTAATCGCACACATGGCATTGGCCGCGTTGCAGGCGGCCTGCGAGAACTTCAATGCTTCCTCTGACTTCTCCGCCTTCGCGGCCTTATCGATCAGAGCTTCAACTTCTTTTCTCTTGTCGTTGGGCATCCGGTTCTACCTCCGAATTCATCACTAGATTAGTCGGTGAAGGCCAGGCGGATGTTCATCACGCGGTTTGCGTCTGCGTTTCTGATGGAGCGCGACTCGGCGCACGAGCAGTACTCCTCGTCACAATCGGCGTCGGAACACAGGCCGCAATCGCCGCCGGCGCACTCGGCGCAGTCGCAGGAGCATTGTTCTGCGTCGCGCTGTTTCATCTTGGCGCGGATCTCGACGGGGCACGACGCGAGGGACCGGATCGATACCTCGGACGACTGGTACGCCGGGAAGCTGCATGGCGAGATCTCGTAAAGGTCGACGGCGATCAGCGTGCGCACCACGTTGCCGGCGGCATCGCAGAGCCACTTGTCCTCAATGGTGGAGAATCCGAAGCTGTTGGCGTCCAGGTCGCCGCGGTCAACCGACTCGGCCAGGTCAGAGCCCTGGGAGTTCTTCGGCAGCTTGCAAACGAAGCGCAGGCCTTCGGGCGAATCGGTCAGAGCCAGAGTCTTGCTTTTTGTCCGGCCGAGCAGGTTGGCCGGGATGTGATCGCGGAGACAGAGTACGTCTGCGCCAGCCTTGAGCGCGCCGGCGAAGACTCCAGGGGCCAGCAGCTCGGTGAAGCCGCCCAGGTCGCACGACGGCGAGTTGTAGGGGATGAGCCCGGAGAGCGTGCGGGTGCCGTCGTCTGCGGTGGCGACGCGGAACTCGGTGGTAAGAAGCGTGCGTACTGTGCGCTCGGTTTTAGGCTGCTTGATCATCTGTGTCCTCTTCGGGTGCTGCGAGTTCGTGTACCGCTTTGGCCGCGGCGATGTCGCGTGAAACCGCGATGTGAATGGAGCGGACGGCGCGGGTGAACTCGGCGTTGGCGTAACCGGCGCGATCGGCGTCTGGAATGACTGCCGGCCACTTTGCGGCCCGCTTTTCCATTGCGCGCAGCGCGTCGTTGATTACGCCGTCGGCTGGATCGCCTCCGGTGAACAAACCGACGCCGTTTTGACCGATCGCCGTGTCCGCGATGGAGCGAAGAACAGGCTGGAAACAGGCCGTAATCGCGGCCAAATCCCTCTTGCTGCGGGTCAAAAGGCGGTTGAACCCGTCTGAATAGAGGCCGATGAAGGCGCGGGTGTACACGCCAAGCATGGACCGCTCCGCCGGCGTGGGCAGTGCCGCGTCAATGGGCTGGTCTTGCAGCGACTCGGTATCGAGCAGTCGCTTTGAATTTTGGTAATTGACGGCCGTGACGTAGACATCGCACTCCGGACCGCCGGGATTCTCACCGAGCTTGCGGAGCACGTCGTTGGCCGTGTACCACCCACCGTTGCGCCCGGCCTGGTAGGCCTCGTTCTGCGACTTCAAATCGGTGCGCAGCAGTCGGGTTACATCGAAGCTGCTGTAAAACTTCCCTGCCTTGCTGCCTTGGGTGGGGCAGAGCTTGCGATCGAATTCGGCCTCAAGCTTGCGCAGCAGCGGTGCCAGGGAGATGACCAGGAATTGGAGCATGAGCTGCTCTGAGTTCGTGCCACTCAAACGGCTGGTGTCGCCGACCAGGTGCGGGCTGATCTTCCAGAGCGCCGCGATATCGGCGCGCTGGAATGACCTGGTCGCGAGGAACTGCGATTCTTCGGGCGTGAGCCCGAGGGACTGATAGGACCAGTCGCCGCCCCATAAAAATTGCATACGTCCCTGATTGACGCCGCCGGCGTTCTCCTGCCAGCTTTCCTTCATTTCTTTCTGCACCGCTGGAGACGGCTTGGGGGCCTTGTTCATGAAGACGCCTGTGCCCTTTGTGCCGTTGCCGAAGAGTCGCGCGCCATGTTTCTCAGCCGCCTTGGCCAGGCCCAGAGATTGGCGGGCCAGCATGATGGGGGACATGCCCTTGCGGCCTTCGAGTGAAAACAGCGGGACGTGAATCATGTCCTTGGCATCGACGATGCGATAGGTGCCGAGAGGTTCGCCCTGCGAAGTTTTGTACGCCATGACGCCGCTGGGCTGTCGGACTGGTTCGGTCTTGAGCGGATTCAGCGGCCAGAGCGCGACAGCCTGCCTGAGCTTGTTGCGCTCGATCTGCGCGTAGCAGTTGCCCATGGCGAGGCAGCCGATCATAGTCTCAACGAAACTCGGCGCGGACATTTCCGGGTTTGGCTCGCTGTTGAGCAGGTAGTGCAGGCCGGTGTCTTCCGCGACGACGTGCCCCTTGTCGGTGCGCTCCATCAGCCGCAGCGGGAGCGTGGCTCCCATTGAAGCGAGCAGGGTGATGCAGGAATAAACGGTCGTAATCTGGAGGCTGTTGGCCTCATTGATCTGCTCGCCGGCGACGGTGGCTTCGCCGCCAACTAGCCAATCCCAGATCGCGCTGGAGCTGAGGGGGATGGCGGGATTGTCGATGGGGCTGCCGCCGCGAAGGGCGATCAACGCGGAAGTGATTCTTTTGCCGAAGAGGGCCATGTGTAAGTTCTCAGTGGTGCGTGGACTACATCGAGAAGCAGCCGATACCGGATTGGCTGGCGGTCGATTCAGCGGTGAGGGCGCGGTTCATCGCGTTAAGTAAGGCGACCGCGCCGTCGATCTTGTTGGCCGGCTTCTGTTTCTCCGGGAAGGCATTCTCGGACTGGCCGCGAACTTTGGAAACCACGTTGCTCATGCACCAGGTCAACACCGGATCGCCGGTATGGTGCACGCGGCCGTCGAGGATCGCCGCATCGAGCGACTTCATCGGCAGGCTGAGATACTGCGGAATCTGTGGCACCTCAACGAGCGTGACGCCGGTGGCCAGGTATAGCTCCTGGGTAAGCTGGTCGCAGTAGCGCTTGTCGTAGCACAGCGCCGTGACGCTGTGGGCCTCGATGTCGGCCGTCAGATCGGTGCGCACTAGGGCGTAGTCAAGCGCGCTGCCCTCGCAGGGGATCAGGAAGCCCTCGTCCGCCCACTTTTGATAGTGCTGGTTCTGAGGCAGCGAGATCCGATCCTGCGGAAGGTAGTGCCGCGGGAACACATAGAAATGCAGCTTCCCGTCGGCCGAGCGCACATAAACTTTGACCACGCCGCTGAGATCGAGCACGCTGGCGAGATCCATGCCGATGTAAAGTGGATCCGCTTTGAAGTCTTCCTCGCTGAGCGTGGCGTCTGCGCCAGCCGCCCATTTGACCAGGTTGAAATACGCGGCCGATGCCGTCATCCACTCGCACAAATGCTTGGTGCGGAAGACCCCGGCCTTACCCGCGTTCTTGATGGCCTGTTGCTGATCGTGCAGTAGCGTTTCGAGCGAGACGGACACACCCAGGTTCGGGTTCGCCATCCAGAGAGCCGCTACAGTGGTCCAGTCGGTGCCGGCATCGATCGTGTAGATAACCGTGAAAAGCTGCTCGTCGATCAGGGCGCCCTCGAGGACGCGCTGCGCGGTGATCTGCAGATCGTGGCACGGGGACGCCGTGTTGAATCCCGCCGTGGTGATGACCAGGAGGAGTGGTTGCTCTCTCCCGACCATCCCGGTGCGCAGGGTGTCGTACAGCTCCGCTGTGTCTGCCTCGTGAAACTCGTCGCAGATGCCGCATGAGATCGATGCGCCGTCGCCGGGTTTGCCGATGACGGGGATGAAACTGCCGCCGGTTGCCTCGACGGTGAGCGATCGCGCGTTGGCCTTGATGCCCAGGACCTTGCGCAGGTCAAGGGTTTTCTCGACCATGATCTTGGCCGGGCGCCATACTTCGAACGCCTGCTTTTCGCTTGTGGCGCCGCAGACTACTTCGGCGCCGGCCTCGTTATCGCACCGCAGCATGTAGAGGCCGATCGCGGCGGCGAGGGGCGACTTGCCGTTTTTGCGCGGCACACAAATGTACGCTTCGCGGTACCGGCGAAGCCCAGTCTCTTTACTGAGCCAGCCAAAGATCGAGCAGACAATGAAGATCTGCCAGGGACCGAGCTTGAGCTTCTCTCTGCGCGCTGCCCAGCGGCCCTTGGTGTGGGGAAGCAGTTCGATGAACTCGCAGGCCTTGTTGGCGGTCGCGTCGTCGAACCTATATGGGAAACCCGGCCGCTCTAAATTCTCAAGGTGCCGGGCTGCAGCAAGGCGGATCCACTTGCAAGCCAGGATGGTGCCGTTGGCGACCTCGACCGCGTATTGTGTTGCCGCGCCGGCGTAGCTCAAGCATTCCGTAATCATGCGAATTTTCCGAACGGTGAAGGCGCTAGGGCCGGGTCGCCCTTACCGGGCGCCAGGTTGACCCGGCTCCGATCGGAAGGGGTCATGGCCAGGCGGCTGAGGCAGCTCACAAGTTGGGCGGCGTTGCTGCTCGTGAACTCGACGCCGAAGCGCATCTGGAAGGTGAGCCGGCAGGTCAGCTCAAGGATTAGGCGATCGGAGTTCATGAGCACGCCGGGTGGAATCTGGCGGACCAGCTCTTTCCAGATCGCCTTCAGCTCCGCGTCGAAATGCTTTGGGGCTGGGCCGAGGGCGCCGGTTGGTTTAGGCTCGCTGGTTCGGTTGGCATAGCGTTTTTTGTCGTGCTCGATGCTGCCCGATATGGCCAGGACTGAGGTTGCTTTTCGCGGTGCGGGCATGGCATCTCAAATTTCCTGAACTGCGGACACGTGAAAAAGGGGCGCGTGGTCTAGAGAGGATGGCCTCAAAACCTTTTGAGACCCCCTATCCCTTTGGGGCGACCCGGAGTGACTTTGGGAGCCTCTATTCGCCGGCGGCCGTTCGTGACTTGTGGCAGTCGCCGCAGAGCGCCATTAGGATCGTGTCGTCAAACCTGCGCTCGGGAGCGTATCGGAGCTTGATTGTGTGGTGGACGTCGGTGCCCACGCGCACGCGGCCATGTCCCAGGCAGTCGACACAGAGCGGATGCTCCCGTAAATACCGAAGCCGGAACTGCTGCCACTCATAGTCGTAGCCGCGCTCGTTTGCGGTGCCACGGCCGAAGCCGGATGAGGCAGCCGCGACCCCGTGCGCAGCGCAATAGCCCGCAACCACAAGGCTTGGGCAACTCGGATACGCACAGGGACGCGACGGTCGAGGCGGCATGTTAGGCCGCTGTCGCTGTGGCCGAAAGCTCTTTGTATTCAGCTTCAATCAACGGCAGGAACGTGCCCTTGAAATAGGTGAAGAAGGACTCGATATCATGAACTTCGGCCAGGTCTGCCGGAAGGTCGATGCCCTTGGCGGCGACCGCAATAGCGCCATCGGCAATCGCCAGCTCTGCAGCCTTGACCAGGTTGATCACTGCGGCCTTGATCGCGGGTTCGCCTTTGACGGCTTCGTCGATCAGCGTCACAAACTTGGGGGCGTGCACAAACGGATATTCGACGTCGGCAACGATCTTCTCTACTACGGTTTTAAGGCTCAATGTATTGCTCCTTTGAGGGTTGGTTGGATTTGGTTTGCTGAGAACGCCCGCTGGCGAGGCCGCTGAAGGGCCTCACTCGGCTGCGGGCTTGAGAAGATTGCGCCGGTTGGCAGCCGTTGGCTACCGCGTGACAGTGGTCAGATGGACCGTCCGGTCAACCGGCGTGACCGTAGCTGTTTTGAGTTTGCAGACGTGATCGGCCTGCTGGCTGTCTTGGAATTCGATCAGTTCGTCCGCGCGCTTTATGCGCATCGGGATCTCGATTAGCTCATGGCAGTCATCGCAGCGGAGTGTGCACCGTTCGATCTGGAGCCGCATGTGTCCGCCTTTTACTGCCCTAATTACATAAACGCGGATCTTCGGAATTATCTACGGCACTTCCCCTTGATGCGGTCGAATCGAGCGCGCACGGCGCCCAGGCTCAGGCCGGTTGCTTCCGCGATGTCGCGCATCTCCGCGCCGTCCACCAGCGCGCCCACCAGGTCAAGCTGATCTACAGTCAGCCAGACGGGCGGCAAATCGCTCATGCCCCTGCGCGGGGAATCGTCTGAGTCGTCGCGCGCAAGTTCCTGCTCGAGCATTTCGACGATTCTGGCATCCGACAGGACTGACCGCGCATGGCGGGCCTTGTCGAGGATCAGGTTGCGGAGAATCTTGCGAAGCCAGGTCGCGCAGCTCGCATGGCGGCCGTCGAACCCGTTAAT